ATAAACACGGCGTTGATGTCTATAAGCTTATCGATACTCAGCTTCGTGGGTATGGTTACAAAGGTTTCCCCATCCCCAAAAATTATTCAGACATCGAGCAATATCCTCGTAACACCCGGCGTCTGATTCAATTCCATAAAACCGATTCACGTGAGCTGAGAGCTGCTGCTACTCAGGAAAACGCACGTTGGTTCTTGGATTCGATTGCTTCTGTAGAGTCCCGTAGTCACGGTGAGTACAACGCATTCAATCTTGGTGGTGCTAGCGGGGGTCACGTGTCTATCGGCAGCGGTGACAGTACTACTGATTTAGATAAACCGATTACGTCTATGACTATTGGCGAGATCAAACAGGCACATGCCGAGAAATCTCTTCATGCTGTTGGTCGTTATCAGTTTATTGCTCCTACTTTTTTAGAAACGGCAAACCTCATTGGTCTTGACGATAACCAAGTCTTCGATGAAAACACCCAGGACTTGTTTGCTCTGACTAGAGCAGCAGTTCGCATTAGACAAATGAACGGTGGTTCAGTAGCTGGCCTCTCTGCGGAGTGGATCGGCCTTAAAAACCTGCCTGCCGGTCAAGTACAACAAATGGTTGCGTTCGCTAAGAACCTGCCAGTTTATAGACAATTACACATGTTGCTCCCAGGCGTTGCTAAGGCAACACTGAAACCGAACTAACTATGGAAGAAATTACTAACCCAGTTGACAGCAGGTTAGTCGATGAAGCTCAGAAAGGGTTAGAGTATGTTGAATCTTACAATGACTCACTAAAAGCTGAAGAACCTACCGAACAACCTGAAGAGGTAGATAAGTTCAGCGACATTGGTGACGTTGCTCGTGAGGTTACTAATGCTGTTGTTGGCGGTCTACAGCAGACCGGCTCCGACATTGTGACTCTTCCTGAGCGTGCTATTGACATGGCTCGTGGCGAAGATGTTGGTGGAGAAGATTATCGTCCTGACACTGACGTCTTTGGTGCATTTGAAAACCCTATCGAGACTCGTACTTGGTGGGGTGGTGTCATCAAGACACTTGTTAATTATGGTTCTCTTGCCTTTGTACCTATCCCAGGTGCACGTATTGGAAAGATTGCTAACGCTACTACTAAGCTAGGCCAAATGGGTCGAGCTGCACTTGTAGGTGCAAAGGTTGACTTGATTGCTTCTGGCTCACAAGACGATAACGCATCCGCACTTGTCGAAGGTGCTTTACAACAACACTTTCCAAACATAGAAATACCTTTAGCTACGAGAGACACTGATCACCCTGCAATGAAGACGCTTAAAAACGTCGTCGAAGGTATGGGTATTGGTGGTGTTATCGACGGCCTACACCTTGCCTTTAGGGGTTCTAAGGGTGTTGAACAAGCTGTTGAAGAAGTAGCTAAACGATCAAAAAGCATTGAAGAACAGACTGTTGCTAAAGGCATCGATGAAGTAGCTGAAACACCCGAAGCGTTTCGTGGTCATGCCAACAAACCTGTAGCTGACCCACCGCAAGGATCACCGACGTCTAACGGTTCTGCCGGTGACGTCAACAAACAACTGTCTCGTACCCGCAATGAGCTGGGTGCAGAGATGGGATCTACCGACTCACTGACTCGTCCTATCGAGCTGGACCGTATCGGTAAAGGCAACCCAGATCTTGCTGCTGGTGAAGTCAAACGGATCATGGAGGACTTCATGTCTACGGACTATGTAGTCAAAGAAGTTGCTAAGGCAAAGGAGATGGGAGTACCCCTCCACGAAGTTTGGGGAGACGCCACTGCATCGATGAAAGAGATGTTTGAAGGTCGTCTTCGTACAGACCTGACGCATCGTGAATGGGCTGATGACTTCTACAAGCAAGGCATCAAACGTAAGGTCAAGCTTGAAGACGGCAGCTTTGAAGAGATTGAGATCATGGATCCCAACATGATCCCTGCTAATGACCTCCTTAGAGGTTCGCTCCTAAAAGAGATCCGTGACCTTGGTATTGCTGGCCGTGAGCTGCAAGACCTCTACGACCTGGGCGACACAGATGGACCTGCTAAGGCTCTGTTTGACAAGTTCGCATCATTGTCTGCTATTGCAGCTCGATCTCGTCGTTTTGCTGGTTATGACTTGGCATCTATTAAAGGTGTTGATGGTATTCCTAAGAAGGCTGACTTCGAGAAAGCTGTCTACGAAGACGTACAAAACTCTATTGATGCATTCCGCACTGCCTTTCAGATGGCAGGTGAAACTGGTGATAACGAGCTGTTCAAGGCTTATATGGAAGCCGCTTCCTATATGGACGACGTTACCAACCTGAACGATCTCGACAACTTCTTCCGCAAAAAGCTCCGTGGTGGTGAGTTCAACGGTAAGAAAAAGACCGGTGAGCTTGTCAAAGAACTAGAAGGCGTGATGATTCACAGCGTGCTGAGCGGACCTAAGACTCCGGTTAGAGCAATCATGGGTACTGCCTCTGCTGCTTACCTGCGGCCTATGGCTACTGCTCTTGGTGCAACCTTTACTGGTGACGTTGTTACTCGTAAGGCATCTCTGGCTGCTCTAAACGGCATGGTTCAGATGATCCCTGAAGCTTTCAACTTGTTCAAAACAAAGCTGAATGCTTATTTTAGTGGCGATATGGCGACGATCAAATCGCGTTATGTCGAACGTACCAAAGCTGATCAACAGTGGAAGATGTACGGTGACTGGGCTGAAAAGCGCGGCACTGACGCTGATAAAGCTGTATTCCGTTTTGCCAATATGGCGCGGAGCATGAACGACAGCAACCTGCTGACATATTCAACAAAGATTATGGCAGCTACTGATGATGTGTTTGGTCACATCCTTGCACGTGGCAAGATGCGTGAACGTTCTATGCGTGAAGCGCTTGAGCAGGCAAGTAAAGGTGACATCACAGAAATCACTCCTGCCATCCTAAAGAAATCAGAGGATAAGTTCTATTCTCAGATCTTGGATGAAGAAGGGAATATCATTGATGACGCCGTTAAGTTTGCCAAACGTGAAGCAACTTTGACGCAGGACCTGGAGGGTTTCTCCAAAGGTCTAGAGACACTGTTTAACCAGAATCCCTGGGCTAAACCGTTCTTCCTGTTTGCACGTACTGGTGTCAACGGTCTGCAACTGACTGCCAAGTACACCCCTGGTTTTAACAGGCTTGTTAAAGAACACAACGTCATTGCTCGTGCAACTGTCAAAGACGTTGAAGCTGGCAACCTGACTAAGTACGGCATCAGCACCTTTGAGGAGCTGCAAAACGCTAAGGCACTACAACGTGGTCGTCTTGCTATTGGCTCTTCAGTCATCACCATGGCGTCCATGATGTGGATGTCAGGCAACATGACTGGTGACGGTCCTACTGACCGACAGATGCGTCAGTCATGGATTGATGCTGGCTGGAAGCCTCGTACTTTCACTCTTGGTGGAGTTGAGGTTAGCTACGAATCCTTTGAACCCTTCAACCAAATTATGTCGACTGTCTCCAACATTGGAGATCACAGCCTGCTGATGGGTGATGAGTGGACAGAGGATCAACTCCTGAAACTTGCAATGGTTGTTGGACAGAGTGCAGCAAGTAAGAGCTACCTCACTGGTCTGCAGCAGTTCGTTGACCTGTTTTCTGGTCAGCCTGGACAACATAACAGGATCATTGCAAGTCTGATGAACAACACGTTGCCTATGTCTTCCATGAGGAATGAGATCGGCAAACTGGTTACTCCTTATATGCGTGAGCTGAATACTGGTATTGTTGACTCTATTCGTAATCGTAACCTGATCTCAGAAAAACTCAGCGATGAGCCTCTGCCGATCAAGTACGACATGTTGAATGGTCAGCCTATCAAGAATCACGACTTTATTACGAGAGCTTGGAATATGTTCTCCCCTATCCAGTTCAACCTGGATCAGGGGCCTGGTCGCAAGATGCTGTTCCGCAGTAACTACGACACACGTCTTTCTGTTTACTACGCCCCTGATAATACTGACCTTTCCAAACTGCCTGGGGTTCGCTCCAAGTTTATGAAAGCGATTGGTGATCAAAATCTTGAGGCTGAACTAAATCGTCTTGCTTCTGATCCTCGGATGCAAGCCAGCATTAGAAAGATGGAAAAAGACCGCAACAGCGGCAATCGTGACTATGAGCCTATGCAGGCTTACTACCACACCAAAGTGATTCGCAAGCTGTTTGATACCGCCCGCAAACGAGCCTGGGCGTTGATTAGTAATGAGCCTGATGTACGGGCTGCTATTAACGAATCGCGTCAAGATCGTATTGAAAACAGACTTAGCCAAAAAGAAACTACTTACGGACCAATCGATCCAGTCCTTAACATTG